TATTCTTATAGAATGAAAAACTGCAAGAGTTCCATCTGTCATTACAAAATAAGCAAAAGATTCTGGTCTTGTAGTATTACCATACATTACTGTTGAATCTGTTGGAGTTCCAATTAAATGAGAAGATAATGTAGATACTGAATTGGAACTATATGCAGATTCTAAATCTGTAAATAAAAATTCTCTTATTGCTTTTCCACTTTTTTGACTAAATAAAGTTCCCCCATCTAATAATTGTGGTTGAACTCTATCACAACCAAATGGAGTTTGTCTTTTTAATGTTATACTTGCAGGTGTTATAGATGTTGTGCTAGAAGAAGTTTCATAAAATTCTCCTGAATCAGTAAATATTTGTAAATGTCTAGAAGATATCATATGTCTTATTTCTGATATTTGGTCAGATCCAAGTAATACTTGTATAGAATCACTTGCTGACGCATCATCTACATTAAAATTATCATAATCTCCAGTTTGAGATGCCCATATACCATTAGGTAAAGCAGGTGAACCACCAAACCATAATCTATCTTCGTGAAATACAACTGCCGAAGGATATTTTTGTTCAGCAGAAAATGCTTGTTCATCCCAATCCTGATCTGCTGTAGTACTAGCTAAAGTTTCTTTTACTGTTCCAGCCATAACAGTTGTTGATGCTTTAGTTGTAGTTAATACTTCTTTTCCTTTATATCTTACTCTTATTCCTTCATGGTCATCTGTCCAGTAAGCAGCAGATGTAGTTAAATTAATTGTTCCTGAAGTTGCACTTGGTGTTAATGTCATTGTTGCAGGAGCAAATTTATAATAAGGTTGGTATACTGGATTAGTTGATGAGTGAGCTGCAAAAGCAAAATTACTTACTGTAAAAGTAGTTGCTGAAGTTCTTAAAATTTCTTGTGGTTGCATTAATCTATGAACTACATACATTGTATCTCCATATTGTGCAAAATTTAATTCAAATATTGTAGCAGTTGTCCAAGGACAACTTGTGATTTCTTGAGTTAAAGTAATAGTTGCTTGATTAACATCATAGATTCTTAATTTTGTATTCATAAATACAAAAAGATATTCTTCTGTATCAGAAAATCTAAAAGGTATTAATCTTCCTGTAGCACTTATACTATCAAGCCATTTTGCTCCAGGTCGCCTCATTACTCCACCATGTTGAAGTAAATTAAAATTTTTTAATTGTTTGCATCCTTTGAAATATGCGTTGACATCTGTCCTAGAATTTAAACCTGGCTCTAATTCACCTGATGAGAAGTTGGTTAATAATGTTTTTAATTGTGCCATACATTAATCTGGTGATCTGGTACTTTTTCTAAAAGATAAAAACCTGTCTACTCCTAATCTTTTGTTTGTCCTTTCTTGTGATCCTATAGATCTGGCAAGTCTAACTTGTGTATCATATAATACATTATATGATTGCACTAAATTTGGATCTCTTGCTATGGCAGCACCAAATAAAGAAGCTAGTTTATATTGTAATGTTGTAATAAAAAATGGTGGGAATTGATCTTCTTCCTGTCTAAATGTATAATCCATTATAACTGTAGCTGTACTATCTAAATTACAATAAATTTTATCTCCATATCTTTCATATTTAACTAAATTATCATTAACAGTAACTGCATGAATTAAAATACAATCTGCTGGTATTTGATATCCAGCATCCCATCTACCATGTGGTGTTGCTGTTAATCTGCTAAGTTGAGCTTGTTGTGTTGAAAATCTCCATCTTGTTTGAGTAAGTAAAGATCTTAATGTATCTTCATATAATTGATCTGCTACATCTGATTCTGTTGTACCGTCATCAAATGAACTTATAGTATTTGCTCCAACCATAGTCAATGCTCTGGAACATATATCAAATTTTGTTGTCGATTCGTTTGTATTTGCAGCAACCATATTTTTCTCTTAAGTTTGCCAGTTTCTGTTTCCAAGTACTGGCGAACTCAGAATCTTATTTCATTAATGTTAATCCACTTTAAGCAAGTATTACTGTATCAAGATTCGTTCCACCATCGTCTACAGATACTATTAAAATATCTACGACAGCATTAGAACCTCCACTATTTACAATGATTACATCTCCAGCAGTTAGTTCTGCTTCAGATAAAATAAAATAATCAGCATTATCAATAGTTCCGATAGCATCGCCATCAGTATAATACCAGAGAGAGTTACTCTCGCCCATTTGAGCGATCTTTTTAACTGGATTAGCTAATTCATAAGCCATTTAAAATAAACTCCTATTCATCACACTCTACTACTCTAAGACCATCTTGGTCAATGATTTGTGTACCCATTGACATAGATGATGTTACTAAGTGTGCGACTTTTTCTGGTACATAATTGATCTCGGTGCTTACGTCGTGTCCAATACCTAAGCCAGTAGAGCTTGAGTGCCAAGCTACAGAATCTCTTTCTGAGCTATTTTTAGTTAAACCACTATGGGTAAACCATAGATAACCTAACCATCTTTTGGCAACCATGCCACCTGGGAGTGGAAGTTGGTCGTAACCAACATAATCAGCACGACTAAATTCATCTATATCGATTAATTCAGTCCATGCTTTTGGAGCAACAACCCAATATCTCTGACCATCGTCAGGAACATCAGCGTTACCCATTCTTTCCCATTCAGCAAAAGCTTTAGCTTTAGTCATACCACCAGAAGTAGTTATAGTTGTACCAGTTGCCCATTCAGTTGTAAGAAGTAAGTCAGTTTTTCTGCCTAATGCATAAGCAGCATTTTGTGCGACTACATTTCTTTCATCTATATTGGTTTTTAATAGATCTAACTTATCTACATACTCAGATGCATAGTAATCAGAAATCGTTGCATCTACATAACTATGTGTTAAATCCATCGCTACAACTTCAGCATGTCTAGCTTTAGTACTAGCACTACCTTTAGCGACTTTTTGGAAACGAACAGTATTACCTACTACATTGTTTATCACACGAACTGTGTTTTTTAACTTTGAACCCATCCTTTGAAACGCAAGATGAACTTCAGCTTCAAATTGTGTAATAAAAGCTTGTGTTATCGTAGCAGCCATTATATATACCTCGTTTGGTTAATAAAAAATAATAATAAAGGTTTCTCGCCAATATTTTTATCTCTTATCCAGGATGGGGAGAATATTGAATATCTTTGGACCCACCCTAATGTAGATCAAATACACTATATTATGCAACGCACAAATTAATATGTGGGATATTTTCTTTTTTTTTTCTTTTTAGCCAAGCTTTCCTGCACTCCCTCCATCTGCTGGTTCATTTCCATACTTTTTATTAAACTGCTCAGTTACATAATTAACATAAGCAACATCTCTTTTGTTTGGATCTGAATATCTAGGATCAGCCATTAGAGCTTTTAAGTCCATATCTGATGCAGCAGAACTAATAGTAGCACCTTGTAAATCTCCTACACTTGGTTGTGCAGTAGCTGCCATTATCTGTTCCATAGCTTTTACACCTTCTGCTGTTGAGCAAAATCTTTCAACATTATCATATGCTGATTCATCTAGATTCTTTTTTGCCCATAACTGAACAGCTTCAACTCTATTTTTTGCACCATCTCCTAATATTCCCATTTCTTCTTCAGGATTTGGAGCATCTGCTTGTTGAGCTCTTATATACATATCAACTAATCCGTCTACTTCAGGCTGAGATAATTTACTATTAAAAGCTTCTTCCTTTAGAAACTTCCAAACATTAGTTTGTTCCATTTGAGTTCTTTGTTCATCCATATCTTCTGGAACATTTAACTTATAATTATCTGAGCTTTCAGGAACTTCAGCTTGTACTTGTTCTTCCATTTCTTTTGAAAGTTCTTTTGATAACTCATCTTTTCGCTGTCCTAACTTACCTTCTAAGTTACGATAACTTTCAGATAGTTTTTCAACTTCTACTAATCCTTTCTCTGTATTCCAGAATTTATCCATACCTTTTAAATATTCAGGCATTTCTGTAGTTGATGGTTCTTCTTGAGCAGTATAATCAGGTTCTGCTTGTTTCACAGGTTCTTGTGGTTGTTCTTGTAGAACTTCCTTTACATCATTTTGTGATTCTGCTTGTTCTGATGATTCGCTTGTTTGGTTTGTCGGTTCTTGTTCGGGCATCTGTACCTCCTTGGTTATGTGATGTTATCCTTCTTGATAAAATTGCGACTATATAACGCATACCTTCTAAATGACGAAGGTGTTCATTAGTAATATTAGGACCACTAACTGCGTCTACAGATATTGATCTTAAATAGTTTATTACAGCTTGTCCATTTGGACCTGCAAAAACTGATGCTACTAATTCATTTAATTTATTTTCTTCTTCAGGTGATCTAGCATATCCATCTATACTAATCCCTCCTTGTTTTTTTTCTTCTTGTAAATCTTTCCAAGCCATTATTGTGCTTCTCCTTCTGGTAGTTGTTGTTGTTGTGCCATTTGTTGCATTTGTTGTAAAATTTGTGTTTGTTCTTCTTTATCACGAATTAAGTTGCTTGGCAACCCTAATTTTCTACTAATGTATTCTGCCACAGCATCTGTTCTAATAAACATATTTAATGATTGTGGTCCAAATTTACTACCTATTAATTCTAAGAATCTGTCTATAATCATAACATCCTGGTTATTTTGTGCTTGAGCTAAAGGAGATACAGGTTTAACTTGTATTTCTCGATTTCCAATAGACGGTAATTCAATCCTTCCTTGTTTTCTTAATATATATATTACTCTTTTTAAAACAGGTGTTACAAATTCAGCTTGTAATCTACCAAAAGCAGCACCAATTTGTCTTGAAAGATCTGCCATTCTTTCTGTAATTTCTGTAGCAGTTGCTGGAGTTCTATTTGGATCTCCTAGTTGTTCATTGTATAATGCTTTTTTAATATTTAATCTCATGTCTTGTAAGATAATTTGAGCAACATCAAACTTACCTGGTGGCTCAATAGGTGTTAATCCAGTAGATCCAGGTGCTCTTGGAATAATAGAACCAGGTACTAACTGTAGTGTATCTGGATTAATTACTCCATCATCATCTACCTGATACATACCTGATATTGCCATTTGAGCATTTTCTAATACTAACTCAACTGTTAAATTACAAGTCTTAATTGCTGGAAGAGCATTAAGTAATGGACCTCTTCCATATACTTCTCCTGCTGCTTTAGACCATCTAAATACTATCCAAGGGTTTGCTCCTTCTCCTTTAAATTCTGTTTCTAAAATTAAATGTTTTCTTTCTTTTAAAATGACACAATATTTCCATTTTAATTCATTTATCTTTGCCCAATCTCTTTTAACTACTTCT